CAAGCGTTACCCAAGACCAGAGCGAGCGGCAAAGGCCAAGGAATGTGTTGCCAGAAATCTGCAACCAACCGCCAATCTTCTCGGGTGTGCCTTGCCGAAAGCGGATCTTTTCCGACTCGTAGTAGCCGCCCTCGTTGGTGTACCGCGTGTTTTCGCGGTTAACTCCGGGCTTGAACAGCAGCTTTTTTAGCATTACTTGCTCGCAACGCCCTTGCTTTTCTCAAAGCTGCGCATACCACCAAATCCAAGGAGACCGGCAAGGAGCGTCATGAGTTGTTCAACCTGAAGGTCTGGGGGAGGAGCTAACCCTTTTGGAATTATATCCACTCCTTGACCAAAAGCCCAACACCACTGCATCAGCGGGTAGCCAAGAAATTGGTAAGCCAAACCTGCAACCCCAACCCAGCCGACAGCAGGACGCCAACCGCTGACAAATACGCTAGATGAACTGGCTTCAATCTTATTGACCTCAACCTGAGCCAAGTCGGTTTCTTGGTCAATCTTCTTTTCCTCAAGGTCGAGCTTGCGGTCCTCCAGCGCCATCTCCAAGCGCTCTTTATCCGTTGTGATGAGCGAATCCGCAACTTTGCCAACGCCTTCAATGATTGACCCAATACCCATCAAGTCCATTACTTCAGCCCTCTTAGCGTTCTCTGGATCCAACCTAATAAGAATTTGGATTGGGTTTTGTTTTTCATACAGATATCGGCGTAGCGGGTAATCTTGGCAAGCGCGTACGCTTTTTTAAACGCTTCGGGTTCTGCGGCATTAAACTTTTGCAGGGTCTTTTCACCAACCGCGCCGTCTGGCGTAGCACCGACAATCAACTGCGCCAGCTTAACCGCAACACCCATCCCAGTATTTACTGAGAAATTAAAGATGTTCTCGGCAACAGTTTGGTTCGTAATCTCATCCCCTCTGACACGATCCCAAAACTCAACTTTATAAAAGTTACGCACCATCCCACTAAGTAGCGGATTACTGGTGGCTTCGTGGTCGATGAGGTTCCATCCGGGCCAGTTGGGGTTTTTGTTTCGCGCAATACCTGCATAAGTCATCCCACCCGTATCACCGGGAATAGTGTGGAGAACATAACCACCCTCGTCAGAAATCATCTTCTCAAAGGCTTGTTCAAAGTTAGCCATTTTTATCCCTCATCTTATTGATGATCTCAAACGCTGACTTGACTTTTTCCTCAAGGACTGCTACCCGAAGATCAAGTTTAGAGAGCACGACAATAAGCGTAACGATACCCAGAAGCACCGGCCACGCTTTCAAGAAGAGTTCAGCTATCTCCATCGCCGTGCATCCTTATATACTCGTCTCGCAAGAAGGTTACTTTTTTGCGCCCGTTGTGTCGTTTGACGACACCTAAAGCTGGCGGGTTGTTCAAGTATTCTGCGGCTCGCAGGATCAAATCGGGGTCATCATCAAAGATACCTAGCGCCGTGTTGCAGCGTTTGCACAGAACCCCCCGAACGTCATCCGAATCGTGGCAGTGATCTACTGCAAACTTGTACTGCTTGAGCTTGAGAGACTGTTGACAAACAGCACAATTATACCCCTGAAGTTTCAAGAGTAGTTCAAAATCTGTTGGGGACAGACCAAAACGAGAAAGCCGATTTACATCGGCTTTGCATCCGCTACAAAGAAAGTAGTCCTTGCGACCGTGAATGATCAGGTCTTCTCTGGCAAACTCGCCAGCACATACAGCGCAAGAAGGCATTTTGAAACCCCGGTGGGTCGCACCGGGGCCTGACCTTAGTTGTCAGTTTGCTCGTCGCCTTCAGCTTCTTCAGCTTCTTCAGCTTCTTCAGCGTCGTCTTCTTCAGCAACTGCGTTGGCAGCGACTTCAAACTGTGCTTCGATGTGTGAAGAGAAGAGGCTGCTCAGCGTGAACTCGTTGATACCACTTTCAACAGCGACAGCAAATGCAACAGAGAACAAACCATTCAGCGCATCAATAGGCTCAGAACCATCGATGGCGGCAATAATCAAGTCTTTCATGAGAATCTCCGGGGTTAAATGGGCGGATGCCCACCGCAAGTTTATCGTGGGTGTAAGACAGGGAAGTTACTTCCTTGCCATGCGGTCTTCAATTATGCTGATGTGTCGCTGGTTTTCCATAATCATGTCGCGGTTGTGCTGGATTTCTTTTTCCATATCCTGCCGCAACTTCTCTCGCGCCAGTTCAGCCCCAGCATTGGCGGCTTGCTTGTTATCGGATGTAACAACAAGGGAGATTTTAGCGTTTAAAACAGTTACATCGTGGCTCAACTTGTCGAGCGACGACATGAGATACACCACGCAGGTGAATAAAATAGGAAGTACCGCAAATGCGGTCTTCTCAATAAGTTGAGATTTGGCTTCTAGTTTCTCAGTCACTTCTTCAAACCTTTAAGCGTTTCCGCAAGCCGCGCACGCTGCCCTAGTTTGCCCGGAGCTTTCGCTGCCTTGGCTAACTTCTTCTCTGGGATTGGCTTGCCGGGTTTGGCCCCAAGTTCAGCACGAAGCGCACCCTTTGTCTTGGGGTTGAGCGCCTTCTGAATCCATTTCTCAGCCATGATTGTTCCTACAGGGTAGTGACGGAAGAGGTTAGGGAAGATGCGGAGTCGGTGAGGCTTGAAGTGGCGCTGGTTAAAGATGACGCAGTATCAGTGTCTGTATTTGCCGTTCTCGTAAGACTTGTCGCAGAATCAGTTAACGTAGAGGCGGCATAAACAAATGAATAACCACCTACTGTATAAGTTCCGGTAAGTGACCCATCACTAGGGAGTTTGGCAATTAAAAAGTCTTGCGTTCCAGAAGCATTGGAATATCCGTTAACATATATGTTTCCCGAAGAATCAACTGTTATTCCCAATCCATTATTATACGAAGCGCTAGTAATTTTTCGTTGCCATTGGATTGTTCCAGAACTATTATATTTTGCCAATTGAAGGTCATTACTATTGGCTTGACCAGTAATGTATACGTTACCAGATGAATCTACTGCTATTGATTGACCATATTCAGTGCCAGAACCACCTAGACTGCGTTGCCATTGAATAGTACCAGACGAGTCAAGTTTAATTATTTGAATGTTGTAGTTCCCGGAAACATTGCTCTGACCGACAACATATATATTTGCAGATGCGTCAATTGCAATTCCAATACCATACTCAGTACTTCCGCTATCTAAAATATACTGCCACTGAAGAGTCCCGGAACTATTATATTTTGCCAAAAAAATATCATAGTTAGAAAGCGTTCGATAACCCGTAACATATACGTTGCTGGATGAGTCTACTGCCACTCCATAGCCTATAGCAACAATATCGTTTCTAGTTAAGTACTTTTGCCATTGGATAGTTCCGGAGTTATTAAGTTTTATTGTTCCTATTCTAAAGCCCCCGGAAATTCCGGATATATAATAATTTCCAGCAATATAAATATTGCCAGAGGAGTCAATTGTTATTGAATTCCCCGCAACATTATTAGACGGCCCGGTCATGGTTGTTTGCCATTGAATAGCGCCAGAACTATTATATTTTGCAACTTGTATTGCCTGAGCACCAGAGGAATAACTATCCCCCACAACGTATACGTTTCCGGACGAATCAACCGCTATACCGTAACAAGCATCACTATTGGCGCTTCCCAGTTTTCTTTGCCATTGAATAGTTCCTGAACTATTGTATTTTGCTAATTGCCAGTCTACATTGCTACTTACAAAAGTAGTTCCACAAACATAAATGTTGCCAGAAGAATCTAGGGCAATTCCGGCTCCGGAATCATTTATTGAACTTGCCCCAAGAAGTCCGATAAAAAACGGACCACCCGGATATTGAGGTGTCGGCCATGTTCCCGCTTGGATGTACGTTATCGCTTGGTCAAGCGTCCACACGCCAGATGCTGCGGACGTTGTGGGGACTACGGGGGTCTTGGTGATTAACCCACCGGGGTAGCGTTTAGACATTGTTCATCCGACGGAATGGGTCGCGTGGGTCAAACGGTTTGTTTGCCTGTTCAATCTCTTCTGGTGTAGCGTCACGCACTACCCATGTCCAGTACCAAGTGCCGTCAGTCTGTTGCGGCGGTCCTGCCATTACACGCTGAGTCTTTGGGTCAAACTCCGGCATCTCAACCCACTCTACATGGGCGTAGTCTGCTGCCCCCGCAGGGTCAATCTCAATGTCCCCAATGTGCCGGGGAAACTCATTCGTTGATAGTTTGATATACGAACTCATTTGGGCCACTCAACTGTCCAAGGGAATCCAGCCTGTGTAGGTACGTCACGCAACGCCTGACGGTAAGCCGCCCACTGGAAGTCCTGCGGTATGTTGCTTTCCAACGCCTTGATGACGCGCCAATCACATTCCTTCAACTTCTCGTCGCGGGTCTGGCGAACATTCTTCGCTTGCTCCGCATCCTTCATGGCTTTGTACTCAGCCTCTTGCTCTGCGGCGGTCTTTTCCGGCGTATCCGTAAACACTGGCCCAAGAATGTACTTGGTGTACCACTTGCCATCAATCTGCTCTACACCATCGCGTTGGCTGTACTGATAAACCGTGCCGCCCGTAGCCTGTGGGCCTTCCAGAACAACGTCTGCGCCCCAGTCATTGAGTACCTGCTCCGTTAGGTCTACAGGCAATCCCAGCCCTTGGTGAAGGCGGCGGAACTCGTCTTGAAACATCACCGCGCCAGTTTCTCTAACTCTGATTTCCATTTTAACTCCTAAGCCACCGCCCAAAAAATGTAGGTCCCACCGCTTGCGTTGATACCTGCGGCAGTGCTAACGATTTGGAACCCAACACCCGTTGTATATACGCTGTTTGCATTTACTTCAGCCGCAGTGCTGTTAAGCAACAACGATGGGTCAGTTCCTGAAACCATACCTCGCGCCGTGTCCCAAACATACCAAGCACCTGTATCATTTGCACGTTTAATAAGCACAAACCGCGCACCCCCAGTAAAACCGCAATCAATGGTTTGTGTTGCGCCAGTGCCTGAATATGAACCTACTTTGGAAACACCGGAACATGTGGCAAATAGGTAAGCAACTTGGGTTTGCCCAGCAGTGTTTAAATCGGAACCGCCGGGCATTGAAAATTGAGTTGATGTTGGTGTCGCAAGCCAATCATTATTAAAGCTAAACCCAATATCCCCCCTATTTAAATAAGCAGAATTAAGCCCTTGACTTGCCGCATATACCGCCCAATTTCCAGTTCCACTTCGTCGTTTTCCAATAATTAATTCTGGCACCACACCTAAGTTGTGGTTTACTGTTAAACTTGTCCCCGTCCCCGTATAACAAACCTCATCAAAGAAACCGGGGGCGCGTTGGAAGTTCCAATAAATAGACGAAGCGCCAGAAAGTTCGCCGGGCACGGCTGTTCCTACACTGCTCCAATTCAAACTTGAAACGCTCGCTCCGCCTTCAGCATTTGTACTGGAAGTAATTAAACCAAGGCCAGCAGTAGTGGTGGCATTGGTGCTTACGCCGCGCAATCTGTCATTTGCGGTGGAGTTGTATGTATAAGTGCTTCTATATGCGGCTATTTGCAAATCTACCGGAAAGTTTGTAGTGACAGTTCCGCTTGTTACAGCATTAGGATTAAACACACTCGTCCCAACTGTAGGCACCTTCATTGGCCCACGGCGAATAGCGATGTAGATGTAGGTGGCCGATGCGTCTAGTGTAAAATTAAATCCTGTTGAATTAGGCCCAAATATATTTCCCCAAGCACCATCCGCACCTGTTGAATTTGCTGATAAAAATTGAGTGTTTGTCCCCGGCGACGCAACCCAACCCCTCATATTATCTACTATATACCAACTATCAGCCAAGTCTGTTCTTTTTACCATTAACCATTGCGGCTCATACCCTAGAGCCACGGTAGCAGTACCACTCCCATTAGTTACAAACGACCCACAAGTAATCACATTGTCGTTACCAGTCAGACCAAACCCGCCAGCGTTGGAGGCAAATAAATAAGCAACGTAGGATGTACCGTTATTGTTTGGGCCATAAGTTGTATTGGCTGTAAAGGTTGTGCTTGTTGGCGCGGTTCCATTCCATGTAAGATTATTTAAAGAGCCTCTGCTATTGCTGGTGTTTAAATATAAAGTGTACCCAGCACTGTTAGACGGGTCTGAACCTACGTTTTGATGATAAACAAACCAATCGCCAATAGCATCTAAACTTTTTGCAATAATACAACCCGGAACAGAGCCGAGGTTGTGTGAAATAGCGCGACCATTTGCGCCGTTCCCCGTATACGTTACAATATCAAAGAACTTTGATTGCTTGCGGAATGTCCATGAGACAAAATTGTCCGGGGATATGTTTAATTGATTGCTTGCAGGAACTCCAATAGAAAACCCATTTGAATTAAACGCTGTTAAACTATTAGCGTTGTTTAGGCTTGCTTGAGTTGTGTCGCTTCTTAATTCGTAATTAACCCCGCGCGCGGTGTCATATAAAACATTGTCTGTTGCTTGGCTTCTGTCTTTAATCCAAACTAAACCGCCATTTGCAGATAAATTAATATTGTTAGTAATAGTTTGGTTTGCACCAGTGCCAGTATAAAGCCATGTACTAAACACATCCTCAATGTATGTGAACGGACCACCATAGGGCCAGTTACCAGCACCCTGCGCTTGCATCTGCTGGGGCAACGTCCATACCCCCGTAGCCGTAGTGGTCGAGGTGGTTGGCGGGGTTGCGGATATAACCGCCCCTTTGTAGCGCATTGACATGCCGCTAGTCCTTAACTGATGACTTCGTAGGAGATGCTGTAAGTAATTCCGCTTGCTGTGCCAGAGGTCACAGTAATTGATGTGCCTTCTTGCAAGTACACCTGAGTAGTTTTGTCCACTACAATCAACGCAGCGTTTGCTGGGACCGAAATGGTTGAAGCAATTGGATACGCCGTACCGCTTGACGGTGCAGAACCCTGTGCTACAGCGCCGTTGGTATAGATGCTTACCGTGGCGTTTACAGCAGATGAGCCGTTGACGTTGGTAGCAACAATCTGGTTAATCTTGAAGACCTGCCCAGATGATGCCGCGTTGGGAAGCAACACAACCGCTGACGTTCCAGTGGGTGTGTAGTAGGTGGTAGTGCCGGTTGCCGTCGTTGCGGCAAGTAAGTTTGGGTTTGCCATGACGGTTCCTTAAATTGCGCCGAAGACTAGAGAAATCATTGTGGCTTTCGCCTGAGATACCCCAGAAGCCGCAGCCGCTGAAGATACCCAAGTAGTACCGTTAGACGTTAGTACGTTGCCATTAGCACCGGGAGCTACAGCCTGAACTGCGGCTACACCGTTCCCAAGCAACACGTTATTTGCAGTTAACGTAGCTGCGCCCGTACCGCCGGATGCCACGCCTACTGGGTTAGTGGCTGTGAATGTATTTGCTGTTAGCGTCGTGCCGTTGAACGTCAGGTTTGCAGAACCGGCCAAATTGCCAGAACTGTTGTATTGAACTTGTGTGTTTGATCCACCAGCCGAAGCGCCTACCCGAACAAAGTCCGACCCGTTCCAAGCCACAAGGGCTTTGTCACTCACACCAAGCGTTACCCCCGTCGTTGGGCCAGCGCCCCGGATAGTGACCGTGTACGTCGCTGACGTATTAATAACAACGTAGGTCTTGCTCGCTGCTGGGGCAGTAATAGTGATGTTGGCTGACGCCGGGCTGCATAGCAGCACCATGTACTGAGATGATGTAGACCCTAAGCTTGAACCTGTAGTCTTGGTAAGCGTAGTATCCGCAGTAATTGTTTGCGTGCCCGCAACCGCTGCATCAATATAGTTAGAGATGTAGTTGTTGACTGTATCGCCCCAAGTACCTGACAACTCCCCCGTAGCAGGGAGGGCAAGCCCCAGAAGCGTCGTATACGAAGTTGCCATTACAAGTCCTTAGATCGAAATTATGGGGGTCCAGTTCGGGGTCTGGCTAGTATCAATCTTCGTCCAGTATGCGTACCCAAACGAATTGCTTGCCCCCGTAGCTCCGCTCCCCGTTAAACTAACCGATATTTTAGCGCGTAAAGTCCCAGCACTACCAGATGCGGCTGCGCCCGTGATGCTCTTAGCCCTACCAGTCCTCAGTGTTCCAGTATTACCAGAAGCAAAAGAACCGGATATCGGGTTGGCAACAACCCCGCCCCATCCACCATCACTCCAAGCACCTGAACCCCAACCAGCCACAAATCACCTCAAGTGGTTGAAAGTCGAACAAGGGCAGTCGTCGTGCTGTTAGTAGGCATCGTCAAAGAAAAGTCACCCGCCGAAATTACCTGCGACGTAAACGTGTAGACCGCCACAGCCTTATTACTCTGCGTCGAATTGTAGATCAGCACTGAATCAAAAGCCGTACTCAGCGTTACGTTTGAATACACAATAGACGCTGATGGGGTCCAGTACGCTACACCGGCTGTAGCAGAACTATTCGTAGCGTTGGGGATGTTGCCGTTTGTGACCGTTACGCCACCCGCCGTATAGTTAGTGCCGTTGACTTCGTTGGATGCGCTATACACGGTCGTGCTGGCGTTCACCGTTGCTGTAGTGATATACAGCGCGGCCTTAAAAGTGTCAGCGGTGGAAGCCGCGCGAATAGGGGATGCCCCAAAATTATGGGTCGCAGTCATCAATTCCCCGAGGAACGATGTGCAGAGGGACTGAGTATTTGCCATGACTTATCCTATTTCCGCAGCCTCAAGCTGTGTAAACAGTGAGGTTTTTAGTGTGACATGCGCAGAGCGATGGACCAACTCGCCGTCAAGCCAGTACTCAACCCACGTTGTAAATTCGTTATCATTATCTATCGAACCCTCTTTTTTGACTAGGAGGGAGTCATCCATTTCGCCGTGAATTGTATTGACTAACATTATACGATCCTGATGATTGCTGATGTATTTGTCACTGCTGGGAACTGCACAGTAAATGTGGTCG